TGGAGGGCAACCACGACGACGAATCCCGTGAGGAGGAAGCATACCGCCTGGAGCAGGTCTACGCCGACCGCTACTGCGCCTGGTGCGCCGTCTGATCTGCTACAGTACTCTCAGTTCACAACCCCCCCCCCTCCAATGCTGATCTCCGAAGCGATGGTGATGCTTGCCCCCTACGGGGTTGAGCGGATTGAGATGAGCACCCTCACCTTCCTGCCTGGTGCCCCAGTCTGGAGGGTGACGCATCACGGGATGGAGTACTCCTACTGCTGCCACCTGGAATCGCTGGTCTGGGCGCTGACCCCTGAGGAGGGTTGACCTCCCTCCCCCTGATCTGTGGTACAATTATCAAGCAACCGACAGACGCACCGATGACCTGCTCCACCTTCCCCGCCCTGATCGCTGAAATCACCAACCCTGAGAACGGGACCATCTATTGGATTGAAGCGGCATACGCTGCCAAGCAGCACGGTCTGTGGGATGACTTCCGCACCGACTACGGGACGACCTCTGACTTCGGTGGGGTTGACGCTGGTGAGTTCCTGGTGTGGTTGGGGTATTGACCCCTGCCCCTCTGATCCTGTACAATTCCAAAGCAACCGACAGACGACTGATGATCTTCCCCCTCGCAATGTGCTCTGACCTTCAGACCCGTCAGATCAAGTGGATCTCACGCCACGATCAACTGAAGAACGGATCACGCCCTTCTCAGTTCGTTCACTGGGGCGTGCCTGCCACCGTGCTCGCCGCCCAGTACTCTGAGACACACGCTGGGGATGTGAAGGCGCCGATTCTTGACTGACTCTTGAGGGGGTGGGCACTGCCTGCCCCTTTGTTGTTCGTGGCATTCGTGCGGAGCATTCGTGAATGGCAGTTACGGTATAACGGTATCGTGATGTCGGCGCGGCCCTGCGATATAAAAACGCAACACTACCCTAACCTACAGAGGTGACAAAACGCGAGAGATATATTAAACTCGAAAAAAATTTTCCCGCAGAATTTTACACACCATGAGACCCCTAAGAAATATTCCAAGATCTGCTATGAGAGCAAAGAATAAACCATATTGGAATTTCTGGAAGGTAGTCTTTGCGGGGTGGTTAATAAGATATCCACGGCAGTGCTTTACGATACTCGGAGTGCCGCTTGGATTTTTGATTGTTATGATATATAATGCGGTAGCAAAATAAGAGTTACTGAAAAAAATTCGGAAAATTTTTTTATGACCGACAAGATTTATCACATATACGCAAAGAACCAGTGCATCTATCACAGTTTATCAAAGGAAAAATTTGAGGAAACCTGGGAGATGCTTCACATGATGGTTGATTTAATTGATGTGAGGTTAACAAAGGAAGATTTTTCATATGAGGAATTGGTGATGAATAAGGAAGTTATTTTGAACTCTTCACATTAATCTTATTGACAAGACCATATATAGACTGATAGAATTGAACTGAAAGTTATTCAAACTTATGGCAAAAGGATTCACTGTTAAAGCATCCGCACCTAAACCCAAAGAACAAGAATGGGATTATGATGCGATCAAAGAAAGAATGAGAGGGAAGACAGTTGTATTCTGTCTACCTGGAAGAGGATGTTCCTTTACATTTCTTAAGAATTTTGTACAACTCTGTTTTGATATGGTTCAAAACGGAATGAGTATTCAGATTTCGCAAGATTACTCATCAATGGTTAACTTTGCACGTTGTAAGTGTCTAGGTGCAAATGTTCTCCGTGGTCCGAAGCAAAAGCCTTGGGATGGTAAATTGGAATATGATTATCAACTATGGATTGATAGTGACATTGTATTCAACACAGAAAAGTTCTGGCAACTCTGTGATCTTGCTCTGAATGAAGAGGGTGAAGAGAAGGAGATTGTTGGTGGATGGTATGCCACAGAAGATGGACACACGACCTCAGTAGCTCACTGGTTAGAAGAGGAAGAGTTTCGTAAGAATGGTGGCGTAATGAATCACGAAACTGTTGAAAGCATCTCAAAGCGTAGAAAGCCTTTCACAGTTGATTACACTGGTTTTGGATGGGTACTGATTAAGAACGGTGTCTTTGAGAACCTTGAATATCCTTGGTTTGCTCCGAAGATGCAAGTCTTTGAATCTGGTGCCGTACAGGATATGTGTGGTGAAGATGTTTCATTCTGTCTTGATGCAAAAGATCAAGGATTCGATATCTGGTGTGATCCTCGCATTCGTGTGGGGCACGAGAAAACACGAGTTATCTGATATATGTTTAACGTCTTATACAAGGGGCGTAAAATTTTTCAAAACCTCTCATATGAAGAATGTGTAGAGGTTTTAGAAAATCTCTCTCTAGAGTTTTATGAGAGTGGTGAATATGATCCTAAAGAAATTGAATTGGAGGAAATTTTAAATGTCTAAAGGTGGAAGCAGTAAACTAATTTTTGAACCGGGTGCTCCTAAGAAGACTCGTCAAGGTAGATCTCCTCGTACACTGTTGAGTGCTACCAGTCGTAACGGTCGCAAAAAGAAGTATCGGGGTCAAGGTAGGTAGTGTAAATAGTATAGGAAACTTATCTTATGCTATATGAGTCAATTAATTGTTAATCTTCCACCACAAAAAGTTTGGATTCGTAAAGAATATTTACGAGATCTAGAAGATGGATTTGGAGAATTCGTAGAGGGCGTTTGGGTAACTGCTAAGTCATTACCTGGACGCTCTTTTTACTTTGAAACTTATTTACCTGAGTATGGAGCACTTTATGATAAGTTGCCAATTAGTGCTTTTGTTTCAGTACCAGAAACCCCTTCACCAGATCTTAACTTAGTAAATCTACAGTTTTGGGACTGTATGAGTTATGGTGTTGTTTGTGTAAAGAAACAACATATTGGTGAACTTGATTTTGAGGTTCGTACACGAGACTTTGGAGTATTAAAGGGGCAATATTTGTTTAGTTTGGATAACTATCATCCATTTAATGATAAAATTGATTGTGGTACAAGTGAAATGCCAGAAGAACATAAGTCACATAACTGTATTTTGCTAGAGAATGGACAATTTGCACTATATCCAAACAATAGAATGCGATTATTTTCTCCATCAAGAACACCAGAAACACCTAAAATACCAGATTTTAAGATTTCAACTAAGTTCTATCGTACTGAAATTGGATTGAAGTGGGGAAGACTTGGTGATACTGATGAATATTTTTGGCAAACAGTTGAAGAACGGGATAGCAACCCCGTAAAAAGTTCTGATTTTAACGAATCAGGAGAGCAAAATGGATCAAAAACTGCTTAGAGAGATTGCAAATGATGATTTGACCCCTAAGACACATGATTTTCTTCATCAAAATGAAATTCATGAAAAAATTCGTAATGATGAAGACTATGATGATTGGGAGTATGGGACTGAGCCAATATTTGGTTCAAAATCCTGATAAATACAATTACTATGTGACATAATTTAATGCCAGTAGAAAGGATTAGTAAGCAATTTTTAGATGTAAGTCTGACTTTTAAAGTTAATCCTGTGAATTTTGATATTCTAACATTAAAGAATGAAACTGCTATTGCAAGAGCAGTTAGAAATCTTATCTTGACTTATCCGGGAGAAAGATTATTCAATCAAAATTTGGGATCTAGAATTTCAAAATCATTATTTGAAAATATAGATCCCATAAGTGCAAATAGTATTAAATCCGAAATTGAATATACTATAAGAACATATGAACCAAGAGTTGAATTAACTGATGTAATTGTAGATCCAGATTATGATGATAATAACTTCAATGTGACTATAATTTATAATATCATAGGAGTTGATGTTCCTCCACAGAAATTATCATTCGCATTACAGCCAACGAGATAAATGGCATTAGTAAACTTCACAAATTTAGACTTTGATCAGATTAGAACCTCAATCAAAGATTATTTAAGAACAAACAGTAATTTTACTGATTATGATTTTGAGGGTTCTAGTCTATCACATATCATAGATATTCTTGCGTATAATACATACATCTCATCATACAATGCTAATATGATTAGCAATGAGGTGTTTATTGATAGTGCGACATTAAGAGAAAATGTCGTATCTCTCGCAAGAAATATCGGTTATCTTCCAAGGCCAAAAACAGCATCATCAACAACGATCAACTTTTTTGTTGATTTGTCTGTTCAAAGCGATACTAATAGTAGTGATAATCAAAGTGAGGCAAGAACAGTTACTTTAAAGAAAGGTATAATTTGTAGTTCTTCGCAGTCTTTTGGTTCTGAAACATATACCTTTTCAACATTGAGTGATATTACTGTCCCCGTTATTAATAATATTGCTTCATTTGAAAATGTTCCAATATATGAAGGGAGTTACATAGAACAAGAATTTACTGTAAATCCATTCACTCCCAACCCACCTCAGAGATATATTTTAGACAATCCCAACATTGATTATAATACAATCACTGTATCGGTGAAAGATAGTATGATGGATACATTTGAATCTGAATACAAATTATCCACTAGTTTATTATCAATTGATGAAAATTCAAGAGTTTTCTTTTTGCAAGAAGTTCCAGATGAAAAGTATGAATTATTATTTGGGGATGGTGTTTTTGGAAAGAAACTTCAACCCGACAACGTTATTAAGGCATCATATTTAATTACAAATGGAAGTGTTGCCGATAGAATTTCAGCATTTACCTTTAGTGGAAATCTATTCTTCAATACAAACCAAAGTAATGTACTTACAAGGGGTATATCACTAATTACATCTAACGCCCCATCTTCGGGTGGTAGAGAAATTGAAGATGTGAATTCTATAAGATCGTATGCACCACAAAACTATTCTGCTCAAAATAGAGCAGTTACTGCAAACGATTTTAGAGCTTTGGTTCCAAAGTTATATCCTGAAATAGAAACATTGTCTGTTTATGGTGGGGAAGATTTAGACCCACCAATCTTTGGAAAAGTTTTTATTGCAGTAAAACCAAAAAATAATGTCTTCTTGTCAAATAGTGCAAAGGAAATTTTAAAGAGAAAAATAAAATCATATACTGTTGCTGGAATCAGACCCGAAATTATAGATTTGAAATATCTTTATATTGAAATTGAAAGTGATGTTTACTATGATACAAACCTTACAAGTAAACCAAATGATGTTTTGACGAAGATTATAAGAAACATTGAAAATTATTCAAAATCATCAGATTTAAATAAGTATGGATCAAGATTTAGATATAGTAATATTACAAGATTGATTGATAATAGTGATAAATCAGTAACCTCAAATTTAACTTCAGTTAGAATAAGAAGAGATCTCAGAGCATCATTAAATACACTTGCAGAATATGAAATTTGTTTTGGTAATCAATTCCACATTAGAAATCAAAATGGATACAATATAAGATCTTCTGGATTTAATATTGATGGTATTGCAGAAACTGTTTACATAGCGGATCTTCCAGATTCTGACCTTAAAAAGGGCACAGTTTTTATATTCAGATTGGAGTCAGATGGAAGACCAATAATAGTCAGACCATCTGCCGGAACCATTGATTATGTTAAAGGTGAGATAATTTTAAATCCATTAAATATAACAGGAACAAAAATATTCAGGGGAGACAACTTAATAGAAATTTCAGCACTTCCGGATTCAAATGATATTATAGGTTTGACCGATTTATATTTACAACTTGACTCAAATAATACAAAGATAACTATGTTTGAGGACAGAATAATATCTCTTTCTGACACTTCCGGAACTACTTTTATCAAAAATTCAAGTTATTTAGATGAAGATTTAATAAGAAAATAAAATGCAAAACACAAGAATTAAACTTTCCACCGTACTTGAGAATCTACTTCCAGGTTTTATAAAAGAATCTTTTCCTCTTGTAGAAGAATTTTTTAAAGAATATTACAATTCTTTAGAGGGTAAAGGATTGACTCTTGATGTTTTGCAGAACATAGATCAATACTTAAAGATAGACAATATTTCAAACCTTGAAGAAGAACTATTGCTACAGCAGGAGTTGTCTTTATTTGAGACTGAAATCGTAATATCTGGTGGATACAAATTACCAAATACTTATGGAATTGTTCAAATTGACAATGAGATAATTTTATATAAATCAAAAAAATATAATGTAGTTGATAAAACACACACACTAAAGTCTTGTTTTAGAGGTTTTAGTGGAATAACAAGTTTTAGGGCAGATACTAAAGATGATTATCTTGAATTTAAATCTTCTCAGGTAGAATCACATAACTCTAACTCACAAGTTAAAAATCTATCAAATTTAATTTTCTCAGAATTTTTTAGGAAGATTAAAATTCAGTTTGCACCAGGATTTGAGGATGAATCTTTCTATAAAGATTTAAACCAAAATTTGTTTATAAAGCAACTAAGAGATTTTTACACTTCCAAAGGAACTGACCAGTCCTTTAAGATTTTATTTAAATCTTTATATGGGGAAAAAGTTGAGATAATAAAACCCCAAGATTATCTCTTTATTCCCTCAAATTCGGAATACAGAATATCTCAAAATTTAGTAGTAGAGCAGATATCTGGCGATGTTACTAAAATAGAAGGTAGAACAATCTATCAAGAAAAAACAGAAATATCGGATATTGCCTCAGCAGTTGTAAATAGAGTTCAACTAATAGAAAGAAACGGTAAGACTTATTATATTCTTAGTGTTGATTTTAATTATGATAGAGATATTAATGTGAGAGGAACCACCTTTGGTTCATTTGTAATCGGACCAAAAACTACCATTACTAGAGAAGTAAATCTTGAAGATTTAACTATCTGTGTAGATTCTACAGTTGGTTTTCCAAAAATATCATCAGAACTTTTTATTAAAATAGATGAAAATATAAATTATACTACTTCTTATGCCAATACTACCAATAATCAATTTTTATCAATATCTCCACTTCCATCAGTTTTAAACCCAGGAACAGAAGTATATTATAATAAGTTTTGTAAGTCATCATATTTTGATGAAAATGACAATGAAAATGAAGTATTGTTTAGAGTAACTGGAGTTTTAAAAGACATTGAAATTGGAGAAACTTTTAATTTATCAGAAAATTCTTCAATTCAATTTAAAACTTTAGGAAAATCTGAAGAAGATAACTTCTTGGCAAATAACTGGATTTTTAATATTCCAGTATTGTATCAAGTGAAGTCTATAACATTAAGCAATGTCTCTTCAGGTAGATACTTTTATAATGTAGAATTGTTTGATAAAAATATTTTAAAGACTGGAGATTTGATAACTGTAATTTCTTCAACTCC